CATAGTCGATGCGGCATTCGGAGCTATAACAAGTGCTTTTGGTGGGCAAAGCGCAACCAACAGAGAGTTTGGTTATGGCTCTGCACTGGGATCAAGTGATCCTTTTTCCATGAAGGCTATAGGCGGTTCAGTACAGGCAGGACAGCCCTACATGGTCGGTGAGCGCGGTGCAGAAATGTTTGTGCCTAATCAATCAGGCTCTATTATCCCAAACAATCAATTAGGCGGTGGCGGTACTGTTATTAACCAGACTATTAATGTAAGTACAGGCGTACAGCAAACCGTACGTGCTGAGATAGCTACACTGATGCCACAGATTGCAAACGCTACTAAACAGGCGGTGGCTGATGCTAGAATGAGGGGCGGTAATTACTCTAAGTCCCTAGTAGGAGCATAAAATGCCATTAGCTTTCCCTAGTGTCGGGATACAAAGTATTAATATGCGATTAAGACGGTCTGTTGCAGTTACAGAATCGCCTTTTAGTTATGAACAGCAGGCGCATGATTTTGGTGGGGCTAGATGGGAAGCAGAGATCACCCTGCCGCCTTTAAGCCATGCAGAGGCACGATCAGTCGAGGCATTTATAATCGCCTTAAAAGGGCGTTCTGGGACATTCACGTTTGGCCATCCGCTACACAATATCTCAAAGTCAATAAGCCTAACCAGTGCTACTGCTGTGCGAGATGACACCTTATCGGTTTCTGGCTCAAGTGTTGATGCTGGCAATTATTTCCAGTTAGGGAATTATCTTTACATGGTGACAGAAGATTGGACTGGCAGTGGTGCAATGTCTATACAGCCACCTATGAGGGAAGTGGTTGCGAGTGGCGCAACTCTAGACTTTTCTTTGCCTAAAAGCACATGGCGAATGGCTACTAACGATATAGGATGGTCAACAGATTCAGCCTCCTTGTATGGCTTTTCTTTTGCTTGCGTTGAGGCTCTATAATGAGCAGAGATTTAACATCAGGAATGCAGTCAGCCGCCACTGCGGATTTAGTTAGGCCGTTCTACCTTGTTGATCTTAACTTTACATCAGGCTCTATTTATCTGTGGTCTGGACATGGCGATCTAATCTGGAACAGTAATACCTATCTAGGTGCTGGCGATCTGTTATCAATATCTAGCTTTGAAGAAAAGACAGATCTAGGTGCAGTAGGCGCAAGCCTTACACTGACAGGTGTTAAAACTTCTTTAGTGCAAAAGGCTAGAGATGAAGATTATCAGGGGCGGTCGGTAGTGATACGTTTAGGCGCGTTTGATGCTACGGCTTCTATTATTAATGATCCAGTCACTATCTTTAGCGGCTTTATGGATGTTATGACTATCAGCGAGGGTGCTGATTATTCAACTATCACAGTAGCGATAGAAAATAAGTTACTACAGCTAGAGAAAACAAAAGAGCGTAGATACACAGATGGCGATCAGAAATTAGATTTTCCTAATGACTATTCTTTTGAGTTTGTGGCAAAGATACAAGAAAAAGAAATAGTTTGGGGTAGAAAATCAAGCAGTGTTGGCGGTGGTGGAAGTAGTTATGGGTTGGGTATAGATCCGATGGCGTTTTAAGCCAGCTTTGGGATTGTCTTTTATAGCAGTCCGAAAGACTATGAGAGTAGGCAGATGATTAAATATTCCTTAGAGTGTTTGGCTAATGTCAAAGAAGATATTCAGCCACTAATCGAAGAACACTGGGAGCTGGTAGCTTTAAATAAAGGCCAGATAAAGCTGAACCCAGACTGGGAACAATACGCGACATTAGATGCCGCAGGTATTCTGAAAATCTTTACAGCAAGAGATGAAGGCAAGTTAGTTGGTTATTTTGTGATGACTGTTAGCAGATCATTGCACTACAAGGATCATATGTTTGGCATATGCGATATTATATTTGTAACGCCTGATTCAAGAGCAGGCGCAACTGGTTATAAGTTGATCAAATATGCTGAGAAATGGTGCAGAGAAAATGACGTTTCTCTAATGAACATTAACACAAAGGTACATATCCCATTTGATAGTTTAATGGTCGGCATGGGATTTGATTTAATAGAGCGCATATACTCTAAGCATTTAGGTTAATAAATGGCAATATCAGCAATAGCAGGTCTAGCTACAGCCGCAGGCGCGGCCGCAACAGGCGCAACTATTTTCGGATTAGCCGCTACATCATTAGCTGGTTTTGCGGCGGCTTTTGCCGTAGGTGCAGGGCTATCCGCTGTTAGTAGAGCTTTGATGCCGAAGCCGAGCTTTGACCAAATGCGCGGCCTTAATTTTAATGTGCGCGATCCACAATCTCCAAAAAAAATGATCTATGGACGCGCAAGGATTGGTGGCACAATTATTGCCATAGGTTCTAGCGGCACTGATAACACATATCTGACGATGGTTATAGCTGTTGCAGGGCATAGATTACAAGAATTTGAAGAAATATATTTCAATGATGAAAAGATCTGGGACTCTGGCTATCAGGGTGATTGGGGGGATTATGTACAGCATGAATTTATCTATGGCTATGACACTGACCAATCATCTGCGCTGGCTGATAATGGAATTGCTGGTTGGGTATCTAGCGGATATTTAAAAAGACATACGTTGAACGGTGTCGCGGCCTTAGTTGTTAGGCTTAGGTATGATGCAGAGGTTTTCACAAGTGGTGTTCCTAATATTAGCGTAGTTGTAAAAGGGACTAGAGCTTATGATCCTAGACAAGACAGCACATCTAGTTATTATGATTCTAGTGTAGGCGATTCATATCATAGACCTACTGGGATATGGACTAATGAAGGCTATACAACAAATCCAGCGATAATACTTTTAGATTATTTAACTAATGAAAAGTATGGTTTAGGCGAATCTATAGATAATATCGATCTTCAATCTGTGGTAGATGCCGCTGATATTTGTGATGAAGATGTTGCTTTAGATGCTGGAGGTACGCAAAAGCGTTTTACCTGTGATGGCGTACTGGACACCGCTAATACCCACAAGGCTAATATAGAAAATATCCTATCTTCTATGATTGGAACGCTGACTTTAGTGGGCGGCAAATATGTAATGACTGCACACGAATATCAATCGCCTAGCCTAGATATAAACGAAGATAATCTAATAGCCCCACTAGAGGTCAGTACTAAGCAAAGCCGAAGAAATATATATAACGCTGTCAAAGGCAGTTTTGTTAGCGAAGAAGAAAACTATGTAGTTGCAGACTACCCATCTCAAGTTAGCAGTACCTATGCCACCGCAGATGGCGAGACCATATATCTTGATATGGCACTGCCAATGACTACTAACAACATACGCTCTCAGCGGATTGCTAGGCTGACGATGTTAAAGAGTAGGCTACAGACCACCGTTAAGATGCGCCTTAATCTTACAGGGCTTAAAGTTAAAGTCGGGGACAATATCCGCTTGAGTAATACTCGTTTAGGATATACCAATAAGATATTCGAGATTATTAACTATAACCTAGTCTTAGACCAAGAGGCTGGATTAGCAGTAGAAATAGAAGCTATTGAGAACGATTCAGCCGCTTACACGTGGAACACCAGTGATGAACTTGATTTCACTGTAGGCGGTACAGTTAGCTTGTACGATGGCAAAACAGCACAACCAGCGCAAGCCCCCTTAGTATTAACTCCTGATACTACTGTTAATGATGATGGCACTGTAGTCGGTACTATTGGAGTATCTTGGACTGCTCCTGATGATGCCTTTACTGATAGATATGAGATAACTTGGCAGAATACGACTGATAGTGGACAGGTCTATAAACAGACCACATTAGGATCGCCATTTGTTATTGCAGGCGTATTACCAAATAAAACATATCAAATTGTTGTTTATGCAATCAATGAACTTGGCGTAAAGAGTGCTGGGCTAAGTGGAACAGCCACTACCCCTGCTGACTTTGCTCCTAAAGTGCCTAGTATTTATAGAATTACTAAAGCTAATGCTAATGCCCCAACTACAGCAGAATTTACTACAGCGGCAGGGCGTGATCCAAAGGATAAAGATGCTGTTATAACTAAAGATACATCAACTTCGCCAGATTCTACCCATGCGTGGACTTATAACGCCTCTACAAGTAGCTGGGATGCAGACGATGATTTCGTAACTGGCGATTTAATCGTAAACAATACTGTTGATTCACCGCAAATTAAAGAGAATGCACTGGGCACTATAAAGGGAATCAGTACACTTAATGTAAGCGCAACTCAATTTAGTAGTGAATATTATGAATATATTGCTACAACACCCTACCATAAGTATTTAACTTCAACTTTAGACCAATTAGCGGCAATTGAGTTTATTACACCGCTAACCACATCACAAGCAATTGACTATATAGTTTTAATGGAAGCCAGTGCTAGTGGAGAATTTAGTAGCACATCTGCAACAATGATCACAACACACATACAAAGAGCTAATTCTATAACTGATTCATATGATATTAATGGCACAAGAACAGGAGATTTTAATTTTTATAGTTTTGGTTATGCAACTGGAACACTCGCTGGAAAATTATTGCGCATTCCAAAAATATTAGCTTTGCGAGGCGGTAGCAAAGTTTACATTAGGCTTTATGGCTATCAGATAGGCGTTTATGGCGTACGCCAATGGGACAATAATTTTATATCGGCAGAGGCGTTAGCTAGATGATATATACAGGCGATTCCGAAACACAATTTTCTATACCTTTTGAAGATATAAACAGAAAACGCAGATTAGAAGCACTGCAAGAATCAGATTGGACACAAGTTGCAGATAGTCCATTGAGCGAATCAAAAAAGGCAGAATGGGCTATATATAGACAGGCTTTGCGCGATATGCCGCAAAACTTTCCTGAGGTAGCGAGCTGGACTGATGAAACCTTTCCAGTTCAACCTACAGATTAAATACACTATGGTTATATTGATCCTTAAACAGTATAATTTAATAAATTTTAGAGGTTAAATATGTATCAATTAGTCCAAAATGATCAAGCTCCACAGATAAGGGCTGAGCTAACTAGAGATGACGATGGCTCTGTTATTGACTTTAGCGGTGGTTCATGTGTTCTAAAGTTTCGGGCTAAAGGCTCAACCACTATTTTATTTACTTTATCCTCTGCTGATATAGGTAGCAACTTTGCAGAAGGCATTGCAATTTTTACCTTTTCCAATGATCAGCTAGACATCTCAGAAGGATACTACGAAGGCGAGATTGAAATTACCTACCAGAACGGAAATGTTGAAACTGTTTATGAGGTTTTAGATTTCTATATCAGGGAAGATTTCTAATGATTAAGGCGGCCATAGCATTTAAAAAGGCTGTTGCAACGGTAGGATTCAAAAAGGCAGTCGCAGATATAAAGCTGGGTGATTTTCTTATCACTAAGTTTTTGCTAGATTCAATAAGTGCCGCTGATCAATTAGTTAAGAATTTTATCAAGTCATTATCTGATAGCGCGACTGTTTCGGATGCAGAGCGCAAGGATGTAGGCAAATATTTAGCCGATCAAGGCAATGTTGCAGATGATCAGATATTAAATGTTGGCAAAGTAGTTAACGATGCCGCTAGTGCTACAGACCAAATAGATAATATTGCAGTTGGCAAAAGATTATCTGATAGCACAGTTGTTAGTGATGCTTTGCGATATGACTTTGCTAAAGTTCTAACTGATACTGTTTATGCTACAGATGATCTTGATGGACAGGCTACAGCGCAAGATGATCAGGAGATGCACTTTACAAAAGTAAGGACTGATTTAGGAATTGTGTCTGATCAATCGGTTAATTCGTTTGGCAAGCAATTAAGTGATACAATTCAAACATCCGATTCTGGTTCATTACGTGGGCAAGGTTATTGCTCGTTTAATTATTTTGCCGAAGATTATGTCGGCTACTCACAATCCTTTTAGCAGGTGACTTATGATTCATGATAAAGTGAAAGTAAGCGGCAAGGTTCGCTTAGTATTGAAAGATAAAAATGGCAAAGTTAAGGAAAGCCGCGAGATTAAAAACCTTTTAGTCAGCTCTGGCCTTGAGTTTATATGCTCAAGAATGGCTGGCACTTCTGCCAGTGTTATGTCGCATATGGCTTTAGGCTCTGGCACTACTACCCCTGCCGCTGGTCAGACTGATCTAGTCTCTATTCTAGGCTCTAGGGAGGCTTTAGACAGCACTTCCGCATCAAGCAACACCATCACCTATGTTTCTTCTTTTGAGGCAGGAGAAGGCACTGGTGCGGTTACAGAAGCAGGTATTTTCAATGCGGCTTCTGGTGGGACTATGCTTTGCCGAACTACCTTTAATCAAGTCTATAAGGAACCTGATGATACTATGTCAGTTACTTGGACTATAACTATAAACGCAGTTTAATTAGAAGGGGCTACCGATGGCTACTATTACGACACGAAGTGGTAAGGGTTCGCCCCTAACTAATAATGAAGTTGATGCGAACTTTACTAATTTAAATGACGATAAACTAGAGACTTCTGGCGGCACTTTAACAGGCAACCTCAACTTCGGTGACAACGACAAGGCTATCTTCGGTGCAGGGAATGACCTACAGATTTATCATGATGGTAATAATAGCCGTGTAGAAGATACAGGAACAGGCGGTTTACGCCTTATAGGTAGTAACTTTGTAAGTTTACAAAGCTCATCAGGTGAAAACAAAGTAGTAGCGAATAGTAATGGCTCTGTTCAACTGTATTACGACAATGCAGAAAAACTAGCCACCACCTCCACAGGCATAGACGTTACTGGCAGTATTTCTGCTGATGGTTTGGCTATAGCGGCTTCTTCTCCAAATTTATCAGTTCAAGGCAATAGCGCAACAGATGCTTCTCTTACACTAACATCTGCTGGAATTACATCTTGGGCATTACGCAATGAGTCTACAGATTCATCTCTGTACTTTACTCAAGACGGAACAAATAGAGCTAAATTAAGTTCAGGCGGTGACATCAGCTTCTACGAGGACACAGGCACAACGCCTAAGTTGTTCTGGGATGCGTCTGCGGAGTCTTTAGGTATAGGTACTAGCTCGCCTAGTGCGGCAGCGCATATTAAAAAAACCGACGGTTTTCAATTAAAGCTTGATGGTGGCAATAACTCTTGGAGTGTCGGCTCTGGCTTTGCAGGATATTATGACGGTAGTTTTTTAATTGCTAATTCCGCAGGTACTAAGTTCTTAATAGACTCATCAGGGAATGTGGGTATTGGTACTACTAGTCCTACGGCTACCCTTCATGTAGATGCTTCAGCCCCTGAGTTCCGTTTATCACAATCAGGAACAGCTAAAGTACGGTTAAGAACTGGTGGTGATAACTACATCAACACAGGACAAAATCTAGGTATTGGTACTAATTCGCCTAGTAGAAAGCTAACAATTCAAGGTGGTGCTGGAGACACTTTGCCAGTGAGAGTCATTGGTGGTTCAGGTACAACTACTGGCGGTATAGAGTTCCAAGATGCGGCAACTACAGCAGACTATAAAGTACAAATAGGTTCTATTGGTGACAACCTTTACTTGAGGGCTGGCGGCGCAGAAGCCATGCGCATAGACTCATCAGGCAATGTGGGTATTGGTACTGCTTCGCCAAACCATAATCTTTCTGTCAATAGTTCGTCTACGGGTATTATCAGTGTAGGTGACTTTACTGGTGATAATGTTAAAACATACATTGAAGCAGACCAGACCAACAATGTAGCGAAAATAAACTCAAGAAATAATCACCCGTTAGCTTTTTCTGTACACAATACAGAACGCCTGCGCATAGACTCCAGCGGTCGTGTGGGTATTGGTACTAGTTCGCCTAGTGTAAGAGTTGATTCGCACGATAATGGTGTAGGTTTGCGAGCAACAAGGTTTTCTAACCCCGACCAGTATATTGAAATGCGAGGCGGCGATGGAGTAGGCTTGTCGCACATTAACGCTGCCTACCAAATGGCGTTTAAGACAGGCAACACAGAACGTATGCGCATAGACTCATCAGGGAATGTAGGTATTGGTACTAGTTCGCCTGATGGAATATTAGATATTGAAGGAGATTTTGAAACACAAAAAGCCATAGTGCTTACAAATACAAAAGGCACAGGCAAAGTATCTTACATAAGGTCGCATGGCGGTAATGGAGAAACATTATCTCTTTATCACGATGGAGTTAAGAGGCAGACATGGGATTCTAATGGAACTGCTACGTTTGAAAGTGGCGGCGCAGAACGTATGCGCATAGACTCATCAGGCAACCTGTTGGTGGGTAAGTCTGGGGTTAATTTTAACGCCGATGGAACTGAGATAAAAGCTGGTGGCGAACTTTATGTAACACAAACTAATGCACATCCTTTGCAGTTAAATCGTCTATCTTCAGATGGCGCTATTGCTCAGTTCTACAAAGACGGCTCAACCGTAGGTACTATTGGTACTACTGGTGGTGATGTGTATGTCGGCACTGGTGATACTAATGTTCGCTTTGATGACGGTGCTGACCAGATTTACCCTGTTAACTCTGATGGTTCGCATAGGGACGGTGCTGTTGGCTTAGGTTGGTCAGGCGGTCGCTTCAAAGACCTCTACCTATCAGGCGGTGTCTACTTAGGCGGCACAGGTGCTGCTAACAAGTTGGATGACTATGAGGAGGGTACTTGGACTCCTACGGCTACTTTAGGGACTTTTGGCGCGGCGGCGGGATTATATGTCAAAGTAGGCGATTTAGTTACTGTGTTTTTTGCAATCAACACTGCTACAGAATCAACGTCAACAAACGAAATAAAAATAAAAAGTCTGCCTTTTAATTCCGCTGGTACTTCAGTTTCTTTTCACCATGGACAGGGTTCGGTATCATATTTAGACCAGCTTACTGGGTTGGATATCACTGGTTGCCTAATAAGAAGCGATGAAATTAACTTAGTCAGAGATAACACTACAAGTCTCGTTAGATACAGCGATGCGTCAGGTAGTTGGTCGGTTAGAGGCACTGTAACCTACAAGGTAGCATAACAACCATACGCCTAGTGGATTCTAGGCACAGACAGGAGCAATACAATGGCTTTAGAAAAAGTAATATCAGAAGACAAGATTGAAATCGTAGGTGAGTTCAAAGCAGTACAAGTACGAACCTGCACCAAGGTATTAGAGGATGGCGTAGAACTATCTTCTGGCTACCACAGACACGTAGTAACCGCAGGTGATGACTACAGTAACGAATCTACAGAGGTGCAAGCTATCTGTGCCGCTGTTCATACCGATGCCGTAGTTGCGGCTTATCAAGCATCACTGGAGACCAACTAATATGAACTTTACAATCTCAAACTTAGAAAGCAACACAGACGGAGGCGTTATTATAGCCCACTGGAGAGTCTCTAAGACCTCTGGTGACTTTACAGCCTCATCCTACGGCACTTGTAGCTTCACCCCCGATGCAGAAGCAGAAGGCTATGTAGCTTATGACAGCCTTACCGAAGAAGCGGTTATCGGATGGGTACAGGAAGAACTAGACACAGAGTCTCTTGAGGCTTCACTGGATGCTGACCTAGCGGAACAAGCTAGTCCATCTGTAACTGTTGGAACACCTTGGTAAGGGGATTAACATGATAACCATAGATGACAAGACGTACACAGAAGATGATTTGAACGATGCACAAAAAGCACAGGTTCAGCGCATTAATGTATTAAAAGCAGAGCTTAATCAATTAGAAATGCAAGCGCAGGAAATTAATGTCCTTCTTAATGCTTATGCTAATTCGATTAAGGACAGTTTATCTGAGGAAGAATGATGCAAGAAGAAACGAAGCAGGCCGTTGACGTATTTGCGGCATCGACTGGAGTTATGTCAATGGCGGCTTGGTTGCCCCCAATAGCTAGTATATTCACTATTATTTGGTTGGGCATTCGCATTTACGAATCGGATACTGTACAGAAAATTGTACATAAGAAGTGAAACGCTTAATTTGCCTAGTATTTTTGACAGGTATAGTCCTAGCTGAAAATACACAAGAAGGCTCGTTAAATACTTATAATGGTGAAGGTAGCACAACTAACAGCCATAATAAAACCGAGGATAAATCGGTATCAAATACTTATAACGGGGCTGGCAGTAGCTCAGAAATGCCTGTCGGCTCTGCTATAACCCCCTCTTATATGTCGAATGGCGTTGAGACTTGCTTGCAAGGTATTGGATCATCTATACAGACAGGATTGGTCGGGATTAGCGGTGGACGTTATATGACTGACGTTGACTGTAATCGAAGAAGGGATGCAAAAATGCTAAGCGATCTAGGAATGAAAGTTGCCGCAGTTGCTAGAATGTGCGAATCTTTAGAAGTGTGGCGGTCAATGTTTGTTAGTGGTACACCTTGCCCGATACTTTCATCTGGTAGATTAGTGGTAGGAAAAAGAGCTTTTTTAATTATGAAACGCCAGCCAGATATTTACATTCCAGACTACAGCAGAAAAACTTCTGATTGGTATAATACTATTTTAGGTATAGGCGAAAATGAAAGCGATCAAATTAGCGAAGATACTATCTCTGTCAGCGATAAGTTCCGTAGTTCTATCAAATGAGCTGGATAATCTTATTGATGCTTCTAGTGCTATTGTTAATCAAATAGACAGCGGCATTCAGTTAAGCGGTGCGGCTTTAGAATATTCATATCAGGGCGGCTATCTATCCAGTGGTACGGTTTCCAGTACGGTTCATATTAGCAGTGAGCAGTTAGATGCCTATAATAGTGCCCTAGCAGGGATGGCTACTTATCAGCCCTACGGTGATGTGCAAGAAGTGCTCACCTTAAAAGCCGAGCAAGAACTGGAGCTAATGAGTAACGCAGTTGATACGTTTACCGAAGTGGTTGTCGATATGATTGCGGTAGTAGAGGTAGCAGAGATAGCCTCAGATGCCGCTACTCCAGATGAACAGGTGGAAGTACAAGAGTATGTGTCTACAAATCAAGAGATTTTAACCATATCGCAAGAACAGGTTGATACCTATAACCAATCAGTAAATGACATTGAGACACACGCAAACAATGCCTCTGCGTATCTTGGTGTAGCCGCTAACGAAGATGCTGTAGCTTTCTTACAGACAGGCGCAGAGAACAACAACTCTAATGCTACCCTTGCCACAGTTAATTATGATGCAAATAGGCAGTGGGTTAAGATGGCTTGGGATGGCACAAACAACGCAACGGCTGTTTATCTAAATGGCACTAATTTTGGCATGGATTTTTATGTATCAGATGCCGATGTGCTTACTGCTGGTACAGAGTCTGAATTGTACCTAACCAGCCCAACTTATTTGGGTTATCAGTGTTTTATAACAGGCGAAGGCTGTAACGAAGGATGAGCTTAGAGGATACCACGCTAACTATTGGCGATACATCGTTTAAGGGTGTATGGATAGCCATAGTTTTAGGCATTGGCTCTACTATTGGCGGTGGCGTATGGACAGCCAGTAGCCTGTATTCGCGCTTAGAGGCTGTTGAAAGTATATCAATTCCCGATATAACACCACTTGATGAGAGCGTTAAACTCATCCAACAAGAGCTACAAGTTAACGATATTTCGCGGTTGCAGGGAAAACTTGCGGAGTTAGGCGTAAACCTCAAAACCATATCAGAACAACAAGAGAAACTGTTGCTTATAAGAAACGATGTTAACGATATGAAACAAGAACTGGAAGCAATGAAAGCGACAGTTAAGCAAGCAGAACTAGTTTCTGATAGTATGGGTGATGTTAAACAGAAACTTGATACCATTAATAGGGAAATAGATGATCTGTGGGAAGGCATGGACTATCTATCTAACCCATTGAGGTGATGTATGTGGCAACAACTTATCGCACCAGTTACGGGTCTGCTTGATAAATTTATCGAGGACAAAGACCAAAAGAATGCTTTGGCGCATGAAATTGCAACAATGGCGCAGAAACACGCGCAGGAAAATGCACTAGCTCAAATTGAGGTCAATAAACAAGAAGCAAAAGGCAATTGGTTTCAATCATCATGGCGGCCAGCTTGCGCTTGGGTTTGTGTATTGGGATTTGGCGTTAATTTTTTAGTAAGCCCTATAGCGGCGGCTTTTGGCATAGTTGTACCACAGGCTGACACTGGGACTATGATGCCAGTGCTTTTAGGTATGCTAGGTCTTGCAGGGGCAAGAACAGCAGAGCGATTCAAAGGAGTAGGCAAATAATGTACCAATATAACAAAACTAGACCAACCACAAATTTCTTTTATGATGTTGTAAAGGGCAATATGTTTGATACTAGCCCTGTTAATGTTTTTGGCTACAATCAAACTATTGGTACAGCTTTTGAGACAGTCTGGGATGATGGCGGCTCTTATGTTTACCCGACATCAGCTCTAATAATGGATGTGGTATCAACATCAGCCAGCGATACTATGAATGTGTTTATAGATGGGCTTGATATTAATTACAATCAAATCACTGAGACTGTAACGCTAACTGGCACAAGTGCAGTCACTACGACAACAGCATTTTATAGAATCAATCGCGCAACAATATTGGCTGGATCTAATGTCGGAAATATATCTATCTCTAATGGCGGCACTAACTACGCTTTTATAGGCGCAGGAATTGGATCTACACAGGCTTGCATTTACACTGTACCAGCAGGTCATAGTGCCTATTTTGTGCGCTTTGATATAATATCTGCTACAGCTAATCAGAATAAGTATGTTTCCTTTAGGAATGTTTTAACTACTAATACAGGGCGTATTTTAAGAGTTGGCGAAGGCACAATGGCAACTAACCAAGTAAGCCTTGACAGACAAGTGCCATTTAAAATAGCAGAAAAAACTGATTTTCATTATGAAGCTAAAAGCAGTCAATCTGAAAATGAAATTGCAATTGTTGTTGAAGGTATATTGACTAAGGATTAATTATGACTAAAAAAACAGAAATAGTTGAAAATGACTATTTTTCCGCGAAGGAATTAGCTTGCCAGCATACTGGTGAGCATGGCTTTGATCCAGACTTTCTTGAGCTACTGACCAAGATAAGATTGGAGTGCGATTTCCCATTTCCTATAACTAGCGCATACAGATCGCCTAAACACCCTATAGAACAGCGCAAGGAGCGTTTAGGGGCGCATACTACAGGAAAGGCGGTAGATATACTATGTAGCAGGGAAAAGGCCTTAGAAGTCGTTTCTGTCGCTCTAGCAAATGGCATTAGTCGCATTGGCGTACAGCAGAAAGGTCAGAACAGATTTATCCATTTGGATATTTGTACGCAAGAGGATTTTCCTGATTACAAAGATTTCCCAGAAGATGCAATCTGGTCATACTAAATAATAGCCCTGCCTTGGTGGGGCTTTTTTTCGCCTATAAAGTTAAATAAATAGTTTACTTTTGTTCTATTGTGTGATTTAATAGCTTTACATTAATCAAAAAAGTAGGTGAAAATATGAAAAACTTTAAACTAACTGACTATGAGCAGGGCGAGTATGACTGCATACATGGTCATAGAGCGCGAGAGTGCGAATCGGGAGAATACTACAACGGATATGCTGATGCTTATGCAAAAGAACAATCAGCCACATGGTATTCAGAGCAACAATTTATAACCATCATGGGAGAAGGCAATGAGATCAAGCGAACAAATCAACGAGCTGGCTAGTGCTCTACATAAAGCACAATCAGAGATGGGCGGTGCTGTTAAGGACAGTGCTAACCCATTCTTTAAGTCAAGCTATGCAGACCTAACTTCTGTCATCAAGGCCATTAAACAGCCTTTTGCTGATAACGGATTAAGCTATACACAGTTCCCTGTCAGTGACGAGATTGGCGTAGGCGTATCAACAAAGTTGATGCACATATCAGGGCAATGGCTAGAGATGTCTTATATCCTGCCAATTGTAAAGCGTGACCCACAGGCCGCAGGATCAGCTATCACTTATGCTAGAAGGTACGCGCTACAAAGTATCGCAGGTATTCCTACTGCTGATGATGATGCAGAAGCGGCTATGCTGAGAGGCGAAAAGTCAGAGCAAGAAAAGTATCAAGACATGGTAATGGACTTAATGCCTAGCGTTCATGCTATAAAAGATGGAATCGCCACAGGTGATCTAGCTACAGCTAATGAGGCATGGTCAGAACTAACAGATACGGAGAAGCAATTGCTATGGAAAGCACCAAGCAAAGGAGGCGTATTCACTACAGAAGAACGCGCCACAATGAAAACCACAGAGTTCAGAGAAGCCAGATAGGAGGCAACATGAATAAATTACTCGCAATTTTATTATTAACTGCAAGCGCAACAGTGTCTGCATACAACACCTGCATTTGGACTAAAGTATCACAATACACAGGAATGAATGGACAGAAAGTATGCACATGGCGGTGTGGCTTTGGAAGTGATGCACAACATACAACAACATCGGGCTATGGTTATTGCCCCATGCCGCGATAGGAGGCAACATGAAAGCTAGAATCAACATATCAATTGATGTAACTAAGATAGACAAAGAAAGATTAAAAATGGGCAAGAAACGCCAAGATGGTACATATGGAAAATATTTGTCTCTGACTACTTTTGTAGATACCACAAAAGAAAGCAAGTATGGCGATCATGGCTTTATTGCAGAGCAGATTACCTTAGAGGAAAAGGAGGCAGGGATACAAGGAAGCATACTTGGGAATAGCAAGGTGGTCTGGCAGGAGGATGGATTGCCGCCTAGCAAGCCACAGCAGGAATCTCAGTCTGATTTTCAGGATGATGACATTCCATTTTAGTTAAAAAACCCCTCCCCCGAAGGGGAGGGTAAACCATAGGAGAGATGCTCGGGGAAAGCATCAACGCAAATTTAACATAAGGGTGGCAAAAATGCTAGATTTTGGAAACTCGCTAAGAGTAGCACAACAAATGAAAGGGATTAGTAGCGCAGAGTTATCAAGGATGTTAGGCGTACACCGCCAGCAGATAAATATCTGGCGAAGTAAGAAAAATTGCAGGCTAGATACTGCTATTAGGGTATCTGATGCGCTAGGTTACGGCTTGGAGGAATTTATTAAGCTGTAAAAGAAAGCCCCAATTAAGGGGCTTTACAAACTCATCGAGATGAGTAATACTGTATGTGCGGATACAGAAAGATCATAATAACATATCTAAATATTGTCTTTATACCTTTCTTATCGCACTAGTAATCGGGCTAGAGGCTGATGAACACCTTAAATAAAACATCAGAGCGTGGTTGACCCTCCAGACATAGCCCCAAAAGCAGATCGGTTTCTGCTGATGGATAGGTTGGATATCCGATACGATTACGACTAAGCCGCTGAGTTGCTTTGCCCTCAGATCGAAAATTTAGCTTTGCGTAGTTAAAGGGGAAAAAGTGGGTGTTTATATACTCAAATGTTTACAAAAAGTAAGTGAATATATACTTAAATATATACAAATAAATTTTTTAAAATTACAGGCGAGGCTTGCCGAGCCATAGGAGTTAAGCATGACACAGCAAGAAAGAATTTTGGAATATTTACAAACTGGCAAAACCATAACAACATTAAATGCTTTTAATGAGTTAGGAATAACAAGGTTGGCCAGTAGGATTTACGACCTAAAAGAATCAGGTCATTTAATTAACAAAAAGATGATCACTGTGCTAAATAGATATGATGAAAAGTGCAGTATTGCAGAATATTCGCTAGGAGGTTCTAATGCTTCTTAATACAGGTGAAAACTACACGCCAGATCAGGGAGATATACTTGCATGGCAACGAACCTACCCTGCAATTGACGTACATCAAGAATTGATGGCAATGGAATCATGGTGTGACGCTAACCCAGCTAAACGTAAAACGAAGCAAGGTATTAAAAGATTTATAAATTCATGGTTAGCTAGAGCGCAAGATAAGGGAGGCTCTCCTCAAGCCAGAAAGTTTAAAACTAACTTGCGAAGCAAAACAGTAGAGATGCAGATGGCAGATATAACTTGGGTAAACCCCAGCCAAGTTGAGCAAATGAAGAAATATTATTTAGCGAAACTGGGCTACTACTACGATGGAGAAATAAGAAGTGCATAAAAATATTAAGCTGATTAAATACATAGGCAAATCAGACAAGTTAGTGCATGGGAATCTATATACTTATAAACAACTTTCAGAGATAGCAGGCGTTACACAAACAGCCATGAGAAATAGAATCGGTAAGCATACGATTATTGACGATAATAAAATATTTCCAAAGCCTAGAAGCGAGAGAAAAAAGACACACTTTATGCCTACTTTAGAAACACCGCAGGAAAAGCTATCTGATATGTGGATGCGCAGAGCCTTATGAGCAGTGGCGATCATGTTAAGGTTTTTTCTAAAGAAGAAACAGAACACAAGCTAAGATACTTAAAAGATAGGGTATTAGAATGGGATTATGATCGACCTCTGTGTATTAAGTTAGAGCCTTATCAAAACCCAAGAAGCCTAAGCCAGAACGCCCTATTGCATATCTGGCTAAGAGAGATTAAAACAGGCATGGAGCGCAAAGGGGTGAAGGTTACAGAAGGAGATGCCGAAGAAGCATGGAAGCTGTGGTTAAAAAGGAGGTTTTTAGGGACTGATGATTTTAAGATTAAAAACCAAAAGATAGAAGGGCAGATAAGGCGCACCAGTGATCTAAATAAGGGTGAGATGGTGCATTTTATGGATCAGTGCTATCATTGGGCGTTAGATCAGGGAATAAACCTAACAATTCCAGCAGAGAGTGAGTACGCAGAGCTAAAAAGCTTACAGGAGAGTTGACCATGCAAGTTAACATCGAAACGCTATATGAGTTTGCAACTAACGATAAGCACGTTGAAGTATTAAACGCAGTCAAGCTGAATGGAAGCAATAACAAAGCGGCAAAAGCACTTGGCATTGATCGCAGAACAGTAGATAGAATAATTAAAAAGCTAGAGACTCAGGCCGCGCAAAGAGGTGTAGCCCCACATCGAGACTTAAGCCACCAAACAGCAGAAGGTTTTGAAGCTAAAAGAATATCGACTGCTTATGGAGATGATGGATCAGTCAAATTACAGTGGGTAATTCAAGAGCCAGAAAAACGCGATCTAAGGCAAAAAATAGAAGCAATGGTTGATGGCCTTAGTGATGATATATCTGGCCTTAAAAGCAAATCTAAGCCCCCTAAAAGCGCAAATAATGACTACTGCGCTATGTATATGATAGGGGATCACCACTTTGGTATGTTGGCAGATGCCGCAATGAAGCTAGATGATGATGATTGGGACATAAAGATAGCTACAAAGGTTTTAATAGATGCAGTTGATAGATTGGCTGGCAGAGTTGGCAATGCTAAAACAGGCGTTTTGGTAAATGTGGGAGACTTTTTTCATGCTGATTCTAGCGCAAATACGACAACCAAAGGAACGCCAGTTGATGTAGATACTAGGATTGGTAAGACTTTCAAGCTGGCAGGGCAATTGTTCCAAATTCTAATTGATCGACTACTACAGGTGCATAAAGAAGTGGTGGTTATAAATGTCAGGGGCAACCATGATTATGATATGGCTTGCCATCTATCGACCTGTATAGAGCTAATGTACAAGAAAGAGCCGCGACTCAAAGTGCTTGAGAATTACTCTAAGTTTCTGCACTGGGAGTGGGGTAACAATATGTTTGTGTACCATCATGGGGATAGGATAAAGCCAGAGCAGATCTTGCAGACAGTCATTAAGAATTTAGATGATCAGTGGTCAGCACACAAGAACCGTTACTGCCATCTAGGGCATATTCACCACCATGTAGAGCGAGAGTGCGGATCAATGCAATTTAGCTGGTGGGGTAGCTTAACGGCTACTGACCAATGGCATAGTGATTCTGGCTATGGCGCAGAGCGATCAATGACTGCTGTGGTCTATCATAAAGACTATGGCGAAGATTCAAGAGTCAAAATATCAATAGGCCAATTGAATGAGTGCTAAAAATGTTATCAAGTTTCCGAAAAAAACAATGGTTATCACCAGAGAATTCTGCGAATGTGGCAGTCCTCTGGAAATGTGGACTGATTGCGATAATAACGCCTTTGGTCTGTGCAATATTTGCAATTTTAACATTGGCAAAAATCCTATCGAATTGCCTATTCCAGAGGAGGAAGCATGAAAGCTCTAAAAACCCAGATCGGGGGCAGACACTACCAGCACTTTACGATCCAGCCCATCGAATTTATTATAGCGAACGAGATACCTTACCCAGAGGCTTGCGCGATAAAATATCTGTGCAGGTGGAGGGACAAGAATGGAATCGAGGACTTAGAAAAGGCAAAACACTACATTGATTTCTTGATAGAACATGAAACGCAAGCGTAAAACAACTACAGCAAAAGAGGTCGAAAAGGCGGCTGTATTGCTACAGCGGCTTGTCAGGCTTAAGGCTTCTGACGATAACGGATACTGCCAGTGCGTAACTTGCGGCAAGGTAGATCATTACAAGAATATGCAGGGCGGTCACTTTATACCTAGAGGGAGGACAATCTTCAAACTGTTTGAGGAAAACATTCACCCCCAGTGTCCACATTGCAACTGCTGGGGAATGAAGCAGGCGCACTATGTTCTGAAATATCGGGAATGGATGGTCGAGAATTACGGAGAGCGCAGAGTAAAAGCAATGGAGCGTATGGCATGGCGTACAGCAGACAAATTTAACAGAGATGAAGTTATAGAATTTCAGAAAGAGCTAAAGCAAAGAATAAGCAACGAAGAAGCTAGGATTGGAGAATATTGAAAAAAGTTAAATAAAGGGTTTACATTTACCTTAATATGGTTAATAATAGCTTTACATTAATCAAAAAGAGGTAACACCATGAGATATTACGCACCTTTACATCGTGTCAAACATATAGACACAACAGCGGCTATGTCTGTCGCAAACTATGGATTGCTAGTTGCGTTCCACTGTGAGGTTGACGATAGGGTAAAAAATTCACCCAGAAAAGATTGGAGTCCTGACCGGCTCCAACTAGCACGCTTAGAAAAACTGATCCCCGTAATGCATCAAGCAATAGCAGATAGGTGGGGGCAGGATACCGTCACCCTAGCCGTAAATACCCACCCTTTTCCGTAAACAATTGAGGATACAACATGAAACATTCACTAAGCTACATGGATATCAAGCGCAAGGAACAGCGACAAAAACTTAATCGAGAAAATATTGCAGGTCTGATAGGCGGTTTTGTTATACTTTGTTTATACGCCTATGTTCAGAATTTAGATGTACAGACCTGTTTACAGCATGGCATTTGTTAATCAAAAGGGTATAGCTATGATACATTCAGTTCACAGTTGGAAAGACAAGTATAGCGGTTGGGATGGGGACATCATTGATTTATTTTGCGAGGAAAAAAATGAAGCCGTTTACGAATGGCTAACAGAGCATGAAACTTGGTTCGATGATGTATATCCTGCATCATTCTCAAAAGCAACCTGTCAAATGGCTACGCTTATGCTGTTTGGTGAAAATCCTGCCAGTAGCGAGATAATCAGGTCTTTATTTATTACCTGTTACGAGAATGCGCCAGATGAGTATGGAGAAGATGAATGCTGGTGGTCTGAGGCTATGGGTGATATTGACATAGACGATCATAATCTAGCTGAAACAGTCAGAGAAAATGTATATTTATATCTAGAAGATACGCTCCGCACAGTTATTCAGGAGATACATGACAGGGAGTATAGAAATGAGTTCTAAGCATGAAAAAGATTGGAAAAGATTAGCGGCAGAGTATCCAGCACTTGAGCCTAAAGAGGCAATGAGGATTGATGGTGAGCATAGAATATTGATTCAAGGCAAGAAAACAAAGAAAAAAACGCCATTTGAGAGGTTTATAGATAAGCAGGGATATAAAGCGATTTACTTTATAGATCGAATTAACAAAAAGAGGGCTTGGGATGATTGAGTTTATAGTAGGCACAGTAATTTTATTTATAGCTTTGGTTGTAACTTATGGAATGATAGTGTTAACCCATGATGAACAGAAACGCTGGGAAGATAGGAGGAAAAATGAACATAAATAAACTAATCGCAGATGCTCACAAATTTGCTGATAAAGCTATCGCTCAGACCGAGCAGTTTAGTGTTAAACAATGGCTACAGGCCGAGTACACTGGCAAGAACTGGCACAAAGTAATTATTGTAATAACTTTACTGGTAGCTTTGGTTATTTAATACCTTTAGGCAGGGGCTATCCTCCCCCCGATTAGCAGGACTGATCCACCTGTGCCGACAACGGATCACTTATCTACATGACCCCTATAACTACACAGCATTGGTGCTAAACCTAGCAAATCTCTATAATTGCGCCTGTTATAAACCCCCTACCTGTTAGAGACATTATGATTTATATTATTATTTTTACGCTTATTTCTTTAGGCGTGATAGCTAGTGACGATTTAACCGCACGACCTAGAGATCAAATCGAAAAGCGCAAATAATTGCTTCACATTATTGATGGTGTATAATTGACAAGCATAGAACTATACCTGTGAGGTGATCTATGAACTTGCAATTAAGTATGCGAATAATTGAGTGCGAGGAAAACGGCTGGACAGATTTGCTGTCTAAGCTAGATGAGATAACACAAAGTCTTATTGACAACCCTAGTGCTGGCCATCAGATAAAGACTGCCCTAATATACTGGAAGGATGCTGTCGATTGCCGACACAACGGCTTACCACCTGTAGAGGATGATATAATCCTTAAAAATCCTATAATGAATGTTCGACAAGCCTTTGGGACGGAAGTGTAATGCTAGAGATAAACTATAGAGCAACTGGGGACTTGATACCGTATGTAAACAATTCGCGCACACATAGCGAGCAACAGGTACAGCAAGTCGCATCAAGTATTAAAGAGTTTGGATTTACTAACCCTATTCTTATAGACGAAGATAACGGCATCATAGCAGGGCATGGAAGGCTTTTAGCGGCACAAAAGCTAAACCTAGATGAAGTGCCCACCATAACGCTAGAAGGGCTTACAGAGGCACAGCGTAAAGCGTATGTTATAGCCGATAACCAATTAGCACTTAACGCTGACTGGGATATAGATGCTTTAAAGGTAGAGGTAGACCGCTTAACCGAGTTAGATTTTGATATTGACTTGCTTGGTTTTGATGACGACTTTCTATCTAGCTTGTTAGAGGAAGAACCTGCAGAGGGTTTAACCGATGAAGATAGCGTTCCTGATGTGGAAGATGACCCTGTAACAGTAGAGGGCGATGTCTGGATATTAGGCAACCACAGGCTAATGTGTGGCGACTCTACCAGTATTAATGCAGTAGATAAGCTAATGGCAGGAAATAAAGCCGATATGGTCTTTACTGACCCACCTTATGGCGTTGATTATAAAGGCATAAATAACGATTCGAGGGATGGTCTTGAAGATTTATTAAGAGGAGCATTTAACTCGTACATTTTGTCTAGCAAAGATGGAGCAAGTATTTACTGTTTTCACTCTGATAGATGTGCAGATGTTTTTAATTTAGTGTTTAGAGAGTTTTTTCACTTTAGCTCAATGATTATTTGGGCAAAAAATAGTTTAACACTAAGCCAAACTGATTATCAGAGTCAGCATGAACCCTGTCTTTATGGCTGGATGAATAATGGCTCTCATAGTTGGTACTCAGATAGAAAGCAAACATCTGTATGGAATTTTGACAAAGAAAGGGTCACTGGGCATACAACACCAAAGCCTGTTGGATTAGTTACAAAAGCAATTAACAATAGCAGTAAAAGCGGTGATTTAATTTCAGACTTATTTGGTGGGTCAGGTTCTACACTAATTGCTTGCGAAAAAACTAACCGCTATTGTCGCATGATGGAACTAGACCCTAAATACTGCGATGTAATAATTAAGCGGTGGCAAGGCTTTACAGGGCAAGAAGCCGTAATGGAAAGTACAGGCGATAAGTTTAACGATATGTATATCAATGGTCGCAAGGCAGATTTTGCTGATGCTAACTTAGGCGAGCTAAAGGCTGTTAAATGAAAAACGGCAAGCAAGGCGAGGGGGGCGGCAGACCACCAGTAGTCTTTACTGATGAACAGATCATAGAACTACAGGCACTATCTGCTGTACTTAACAAGAGCCAAGTAGCTGATTACTTTGGCATAACAGAGAAAACCCTAAGAGAAGTAGAAAAACGACAACCAGAAGTAAATACCGCGTATAAAAAGGGCAAAGTTAAACAGATAGCCAGTATGGGTAGTAATCTAGTGAAATTAGCTAAATCAGGGAATGTAAGCGCAAACATTTTCTACCTAAAGACACAAGGCGGCTGGAAAGAGCAAGACCCTGATCCAGTTGATATTCCTGCATTGACATTGATTGTAGACGGTAATGCGGCTAACGCTACCACAGACTGAGATATTCTGCTCCCCAGCTAGGTTCAGGGCTGTAGTCGCTGGCAGGCGATTTGGCAAGACTTATCTGTCCACATGGGAAATGCTAAAAGCGGCATCATCAGTTAAGAACAGAAACTGCTGGTATATAGCACCGACCTATGGCGCGGCTAAAGAGATCGCGTGGGATATGTTAGTCCATACTATCCCAGATGAATATATAACTAAGCGCAATGAAACAGCTCTAACGCTCAAGCTAGTTAATGGCTCTACTATAGCTTTAAAGGGTGCAGAAAAGCCTAATAATCTAAGGGGCAGGGCTTTAGACTTTGTTGTCTTAGATGAGTTTGCCGATATGCGCCCTGAGACATGGAATGAGGTAATAAGGCCTAGTCTTAGCGACAGGATGGGATCGGCTTTATTTATTGGTACACCTAAAGGCCGCAATCACTTCTATGATCTGTGGGCTACAGGGCTTGATGGCGCAGATGGCTGGGAGAGCTTTCAATACACTACCTTAGACGGTGGCAATGTCCCAGAAGATGAAATAGAACAAGCCAGACAAGACCTAGACGAGCGTACATTTAATCAGGAATATTGTGCAGAATTTGTTACTTACTCTGGTTTGATATATTATGCGTTTAGTAGAGAACTATCAGTAGTTAATATTGAGGATACTGGCGGTACTTTGCATATAGGTATGGATTTCAACTTAGACCCAATGAGTGCTGTTATATGCTTGCGGCATGGTCAGGACTTGTTGGCTATAGATGAGATCGTAATGTATGGATCAAATACCGATGAAATGGTTGCAGAGATTATTGAGCGTTATCCTAATCGGCACATAATCATCTATCCCGATCCAGCATCAAGACAGCGAAAAACATCCGCTGGTGGTCGCACAGATTTGTCGATCTTACAAAACGCAGGGTTCAGCGTTAAGGTTAAGAAGCAACACCCATTAGTCAGGGATAGAATTAATGCGGTGAATAGTCGTTTACTGAGTGGCAATGGTGAACGGCATTTATTAATTAGCCCGAAATGTAAGCAAACTATTAAAAGTTTAGAGAGACAAACATACAAAGAGGGAACATCTCAACCGAATAAAGATGGCTTCGATCATATGAATGATGCTTTAGGTTATTTGGTAGAATATATGTTCCCTATCCGCACTGAATATGATGTGCCACAGCCGACTAGGTGGACTTGATGAGTACAATTGAATACACGCACCCCAACTATGACGATAACAAAGAACGCTGGGAGTTTTATCTGCGCTCTTATATGGGAGGCGAAGATTATAAAGATGGCGGTTACTTAACCCGATACATCGCAGAGGATAAGGACGAATATTCTAGGCGGCTAGACTTAACTCCAATGGATAACCACTGCAAGAATATAGTTCATATTTACTCTAGCTTTCTATGGCGCGTAGCCCCAACTAGGGCTTATAACTCGCTTACTAATAACGTGGCTCTACAACCATTCCTGAAAGATGCTGACCTAGATGGTCGGAGTTTCGATGCGTTTATGAGACAGGCTCAAGTCTGGGCTAGTGTCTACGGCCATGTATGGTTAATGATTGACAAGCCACAGAGTAATGCCGCAACGAGAGCAGAAGAACTGGCGCAAGAGATTCGCCCCTATATGACAATGTTTACGCCTGAGAATGTATTTGATTGGCGTTATGAAAGAATGGCTAGCGGTAAGCATAAACTGGTCTACTTAAAGATCAGAGAGTCAGTTGATCGCATAACCGATACAGAGACAGAAACCTATTATCGAGTATGGACAGAGGATTCTATTGAAACATGGAAGGCTACCAACGATAACGAAACCAAGCTAGAAACTATTCCAAATGCGCTAGGCAAGATTCCTGCTATTTTCTTACCTGCTAATCGCTCTGTAATTCGCGGCATTGGTATTAGCGACCTATCAGACATAGCTTATATGCAAAGGGCGGTCTATCAGGAGCTATCAGAGATTGAGCAACTTATCCGAATCTCTAACCATCCCACATTGGTTAAGACTTACGAAACCGATGCAAGCGCAGGCGCAGGCGCAGTTATTAACTTGCCTGACGATATGGATGGCGCACTAAAGCCGTACCAGATGCAACCTAGTGGGCAGAACCTAGATGCTGTCAGAGCGAGCATTGCTGATAAGGTAGAGGCCATCAATCGCATGGCTCATATGGGCGCAGTGCGTGGCACAGAGGCTCTAACACAGTCTGGCGTAGCTATGCAGACTGAATTCCAAATGCTTAATGCCAAGCTATCTGAGAAGGCTGACATCCTAGAGCTTGCCGAGGAGCAGATCTGGGACTTATTCTGTCAGTGGCAGGGAGTGACTAACGATGTCGAGATATTTTACCCTGATGCGTTTGATCTAAGAGACTACGACAAGGAGCTTTTGTTCCTACAGCAGATGAGAGCTACTGGCGTACAATCAGAAACTTTGTCTCAGGAAATTGATAAGAAGATTGCTGACTTATTGCTTGATGACGAAAACCTAGTAAAAGCACATATCGAGATTGAATCTGGCGCACAGCGAATTGGCAACTTTGCAGATGAGACTGTAGTTAGTGCCGGCTGATACCGATCACTTTGATGCGTTAGATAAGTTAGCCGATACGCATCAGAAGAAACTAGCTGAGTCGTTAGTAACTCTTGAAAACAGAATTGCTGACTTAATGGCTACTGCCCCCCTACAGGATGGCAAGCTGTTTGATTTAGAGTGGGCTGTAAATGCTAGAAATGAACTAAGGCAAGTGATCAGAGAGGATTACTTAACCGAAGTTGATAGCATAATAAGAGACTATGACAAGGTTGCAGTCGATGCCGCAACAATGCTTAGTGAATATGGCGATATTACACAGTTAGACAAAAGTGTTGTGAGCCAGTTACAAAAGATGACTTATCAAGGTTTTGAGGATTTAGGCGCAGAACATTTAGATATAATCTCTAAGCAGGTATATGAAAGCACACTGACTGGCGCAACCTTTGCTAATAGTGTCAATGCGGTTAGAGAAGCAGTTGGCCGCGATATGGCTAGATATGCTAGCCAACAAGTGCATGATTCTCTTATGCAGTTTGATCGCGCAGTAAATACTAAGATAGCGTTAGACTCTGGTGCTGAAAAGTTTGTTTATCGCGGAAGTGATGACGAAAAAACAAGACCGTTTTGCCAAAAGCACGTAGGCAAGATATACACGATTGATGAAATTAATGAGATTTGGCAAGGCGAATGGGCAGGCAAAAGTAGTTCCAACGCATTTGCTACAGCCGGTGGCTATAATTGCCGCCATAGATTTAGACCAGTGTTTGACTAAGAGGTGTATTATGCCAAGCGGAAAAGGTACATATGGATCAAAGGTCGGTAGACCTAAAAAGAAGAAACGCAAGACAAAAAAATGATATGTTAAACTAACAATTCACCAACTACTCTTTTAGAGGTTCGTAACATGAGCGATGAAGTCATGGAAACCGTAGAAGCTGAAACTGAGACAGCGGCAGTAGAAACTCAGGCCAAGACGTTTACTCAAGATGAACTAGACCGCATAGTGGCTGATCGAGTTGCTAGAGAGCAGAGAAAATTCGACAAGAAACTACAAGGCGTAAACCTTGACGAAGCTAGAGAGCTAATCCAGAAGCGCGAAGAAGCGGAACTGGAAGCACAAAAGCAACGTGGCGAGTTTGATAACATCTTGAAGCAAACAGTCGAAAAGAAAGATGCAGAGATACAGAGTTATAAACGAAAGCTACAGGAAACGCTTATAGATGGCGCGTTGACTAATTCAGCGAGTAGAAATAATGCCGTAGATACTGCACAGGTAGCCGCACTTTTGAAAGGCAGTACACGCCTATCAGAAGATGGCACTGTAGAAGTGCTAGACGGTAACGGAACACCGCGTTACAATGACAAAGGTGATCTGTTATCCGTTGATGAAATGGTTACAGAGTTTTTGACTACAAATCCCCATTTTGTGAGGGCTTCTGCTGGAGGCTCTGGCAGTCAAGGTAATGTAGGTGGCTCAACATCGAAGCCTCAGTCGATGGTCGATATTGTTGCTAACTGGAGTAGTGGTGGGCGTGAAGCCTATAAAGCTATGAAAAGTAAGTAACACTTTTTTCATTATTACATTTATTTGAGGTTATTATTATGGCGGCTACTACTAGCTCAACTTTAGACGATCTGTTTGCGAATATTATCGCACAGGCACGATTCACTGCCGAGGAGCAATCCTTGATGCTTGGTCTTGTTACCCAATATGAAATTGGCGCACAAGCTGGCAAAACTATCCAAGTTCCTAAGTACCCTGCAATTGCGGCGGCTGACTTAACCGAGGGAACTGACATGACTAGCACTACTGTTTCAACTTCATCAGTTTCTATAACTGTTGGTGAAGTTGGTGCTCAAGTGCTTCTGACTGACCTTGCCGCTATGGGTGCTGGCAATCCTGCTGACGAGCTGGGAACTGTTTTGGGTAACGCTATCGCTACCAAAATGGACACCGACCTTATTGCTCTGTTTGACGGATTTAGCTCCTCAATTGGTGCGGCTGGTGCTGAGATAACTGTTGCTGATATTTTCAAAGCGGCCGCTACTCTACGCGCTAACAAGGTAACTGGCGTTATCAACGCTGTAGTACATCCTTATCAGGCGTATGCTCTGAAAGCTAACCTGACTAACACTTTTGCTAACCCCAACGGTGGAGACCTACAAAACGAAGCTATGCGAAATGGCTACGTAGGCACTATTGCTGGCGTTAACATTTATGAGTCAGCTAATGTTTCTATTGATGGTTCTGACGATGCTAAAGGTGCTGTATTTGCCCCAGAAGCTCTGGCCATTGCTATGAAGCGTGATTTCCAGATCGAGCCTGAGCGCGATGCTTCTAACCGAGCCTTTGAGCTTAATGCCACTGCCATTTATGGTGTTGGCGAGCTTGATGACAGCTTCGGTGTTGAAGTACTGTCTGACGCGGCACTTTAAGGCAATCGCCCCCTTTTCGGAGGGGGCTTTTATCTGAGGTTATAATGCCTATTACCTATCGCGGTGAGCGGTTTGAAGGTTATAACAAGCCTAAACGCACCCCTAAACATCCTAATAAAAGTCATGCTGTCTTAGCTAAAGAAGGCGATAAAGTGCGGCTGATTAGGTTTGGGCAAAAGGGTGCTGATAATAAACCGCCTAGAAAGGGCGAGAGCGAGGCAGACAAGGCTAAACGCAGATCATTTAAGGCTAGATTTGCTAAGGACATAGCAAGAGGCCGCAAAGATAAAACAGCATCAGCGGCTTATTGGGCTGATTTGGTCAAGTGGTGAGATAATGGCTTTTAGTACAGATGCTAATCTATTAGATTATGTTCCCGACATTTTAGATCTTGGTATTGATTCGTTTAATCGCGAACACGCCAGAGCGCAAGCAGACATTGAAAGAGAACTGCGTATAGGATGGTGGGATAAAAAAGGTTTATCGGGCGAGATGAATTCAGCCTATTTGACTGATTCACAATTTACCCGATGCAGTGCCTATTTGGTGCTGTGGAAATACGCGCTACCACAACTGACTAACTGGGTAGAGGGTGACAGGTTTCAATCCATGATTTCCTTTTATAAGGCGAGGTATGGCGAGGAGCTAGAATCTATATTGCGTGATGGTGTTGAATATGATGCCGATAATGATTCAGTGATTACTGAGAAAGAAAAGCAGTCACTACATCATGGTAGGCTAACTAGATAATGCAGGTATCTGTAGCTAGTAACGCTAAACAGATAGAGCGAGCAACTAAGAAGCGCGGCAAAGAGCTGTCAGCGAGTGTTAAGAAGGCTCTATCCATTACAGCGCAGACAGGGATCAACCTAATCGAGGATAGGACTAAGGATGGTGTAGGGTATAAGGGCGGTATATTTAAGCCTTATACGGAAAAATACAGTGCTTTTCGGACACAAAAAGGCAGAGGCACAACGCCTGATTTGCAGTTTACAGGGAAGATGCTTGGCAGTATGACTAGCCGAGCTAATAGGCGACAGGCACAGATATTTTTTACAAGGGCGGCAGAAGCTAAAAAAGCCGCAATGAATAACAAGTCCCGACCTTTCTTTGGGTTTAACGACAAAGAAGATAAGGCATTGGGACAAGTGTTTTTTAGGGCGTTGAAATGAGCGCGAGAGAAGATATAGCGAAAAACATAGTAACTACCTTAAAAACAGTTAAACAGCCTGTAGATATTAAGTATGTTACTAGAGAGCCATTTGATTTTGAGAAGCTATCTAATGCTCAGTACCCTGCTATACTTGTTAGAAGCGCAGACGAAGATAGAGAGGATTCAACGCTAGGCGGTTCGCTAACTCAGCGGATGGCAACAATTAATTATCAGCTAATCTGTTATGTAAAAGCGGCTAACATAGATAGCGCAAGAAACAATATAATAGAGGCTGTAGAAGAAGGCTTAGACACTGACAGGACTAGGGGCGGCTATGCTATAGATACCCAGATAGTCAGTGTGGAGATTGATGAAGGTTCTATAGATCCTATTGGTGGCGTTATAATTACCGTAACGGTGTTATATCAATACCAGAGGGGAACAACTTAACTTAACTTTTAAAGGTGATTTATTATGGCAACAACAACTGGTTCAAGCGGTGTAGTTAAGGTTGCGACTTCTGGCGGTACTGTTGCCGTAGTAGGTGAAGTTCGTAGCTATACTTTTGATGGAACTGCTGACACTATTGAAGATAGCGTTATGGGTGATTCTGCGCGTAGCTACAAGGCAGGTTTAAAAACCAACACCCTGACCGTAGAGTGCTACTGGGATGAAGCTGATGCTCCACAGGGCATTCTGGATGAAAGAGCTTCTGTTGACTTTGAGCTGTATCCAACTGGAACTGGCACTGGCGAGACTTACTTTTCAGGTAGCGGTGTTGTTACTAGCCGATCTATAACTGCCTCTTTTGATGGAATGGTAGAAGCCAGCTTTTCTATTCAGTGCAGTGGAGCAGTAACCGAAGCAACAGCGTAACAAGGGGATCAAATCATGGGACTAGCGAAAGAGTTACGCAGTAGGCGAAAGTTAGATGCGCGTGAAGTATTAGTGCCTGCATGGGGTGACGAATCTGGGGCATTTAAGTTGTATTGCAGGGCGATTACCTGTTATGACTTAGATCAGCTACAGAAGAAGCACCCTAACTTTCTTAACAATACGACTGTTGGAGCTATGGTCGATTTAATTGTTATGAAGGCAGAAGATGAGGCAGGGAATAAGCTGTTTACATCGGCAGAAGATCGCATAGACTTGATGGGTGAAGAAACAGCGGTAATATCCGAAATAGCCAATCAAATGTTTGCTGATGTGCAGTCTGTAGAGGCCGCTGAGGGAAACTAAGAACCGATCCGTCAAGGATGAATCTAATTGCTTTGGCTGATCGGCTTCACAAAACCATCGAGGAGATTGAGCAGATAAGTGTATCTGAGTTCAACGAATGGATGGCGTATTACAAAATAGCGAGCGAGACTAATGGCTGACCAGAATCTAAAAATCACCATCAAGGCCTTTGATAAAACAAAAGGCGCATTTTCTACTGCCACTAGCGGCATCAAGAAGGTCGCAGGTGCAGTATTTAGTCTCAAAACCGCTATAGCTGGCGCGGTTGGTGCTGGCGGTCTAGCTTTATTGGTTAATAGAAGCCTTAAAGCAACTGATAGTCTAGCTAAGACTGCGTCAAAAATAGGAACTACTACAGAGGCACTAGGCGCGTTGCGCTATGCCGCTGATCTCACTGGCGTATCTACGCAGACGATGGATATGGCTCTGCAACGATTTACTCGCAGAACCGCAGAGGCCGCCGCAGGGACAGGCGAGGCTAAAGGCGCAATCAAAGAACTAGGCATAAATGCTCAAGAATTAAACAGAATGCCGCTTGATAAGCGGATGATTGTTTTAGCTGATGCATTTGAAAATGTGACAAGCGAAAGCGATAGATTAAGGCTAGCGTTTAAGCTGTTTGATTCTGAGGGTGCGGCATTAGTTAACACCTTATCTCAAGGCAGTGATGGCCTTAAAGAAATGCTTGGAGAGGCTAAGTTGCTTGGGCTTACTATGTCTAGCAGTGCGGCAAAAGGCGTTGAAGATACTGTAGATGCACTTACAAAATTATCAGGCTTATTTAAAGGCGTTACTGATCAAGTAGTAGCGGCATTCGCACCTGCATTGGAGGCAGTTGTTGAGCGTTTTACTGCGTTTTTACAGCAGTCAATAAAAGCTAAAGGTGGCATAGAAAATTTTGCTAAAGCAATAGCAGTTGATCTGTTAGGCGGCATTCAAGTAGCACTGCAAGCATTTGAGGACTTGGCTAACGGCTTTGTTCAAGTTTACAACATGGCTTTGCGCGGCAAAGATGCTTTGACCAGAATGTTTACTGATGAAGCAGAAATGAACGCTCGCCAGTTACGCACTGAGATTGAAGAAATCACGCAAGCAATGGTAGAGCGTGACAAGAAAATAGAAGATTCAACAGCAAGGGCAAAGCGCAGTCACGAAATAGCGCAGGAAAGCGACAGAAAGCGGCTTGTCATGTTGCAGGAACTACTTGAAAAGGCTATAGAATCAGGCGATCAGCTGAATGAAATGAACCGCGTTGATTTTGCAAGCGGTTTAAACCAGCAAATACAAGATATAATAAATAGCCTTGGTCAAGTTTCAGATGCTGTCCCAGAGTTTACTGCTCCAGCTATAGAAAATGTAAATAATTTAAAGCTAGGCTTTAAGTCTTGGAGCGATACTTTGCCATCAATGCAAGAAAATATACAAAACCTAACGAAGCAGGGTTTAGATGGATTGACAGATTCGCTTGCCGCAGGAATTACTGGCGCGGCTAATTTTGCCGATGCTATGAAGGCTATGGCTAAAAGCGTAGTAGATAGCCTGATTAAAATGCTTATACAAAAGTACATAGTCGATGCGGCATTCGGAGCTATAACAAGTGCTTTTGGTGGGCAAAGCGCAACCAACAGAGAGTTTGGTTATGGCTCTGCACTGGGATCAAGTGATCCTTTTTCCATGAAGGCTATAGGCGGCTCAGTACAGGCAGGACAGCCCTACATGGTAGGTGAG